GTTGACGTAACACAAAATAAAAAGATGCTATTACCGATAATAGGTGGAATTGCAGGTGCTGGTTTAGGATATTTCGGTAATTTGATGAGGCAGAAGCATGAGGAAAGAATGGCTCAGCAGCAAAGAGATTATAATCTCGAAATGTGGAAAAGACAGAACGAATATAATAGTCCAGCTGCACAAATGGAGCGATTAAAGGCTGCAGGTTTAAACCCTCATTTGTTATATGGTCAAGGTGTAAGAGCGGCTACTGGCCAGGCTGATGCTGTTCCAGGTTATGAGCAGCCAGGTTCCGTAGATCCGTTACAGGGTGTAAATCCATTTAAAGACTATCAGAGTTTCAAAAACCAGGAAATAAGTAATGACTTGCGGATTGCTACGCAGCGTTTGATGCAACAAAGAGAAGACAACGAGTTATTAAGGTACAATTCAGATGCGTTAGAGTTGGCAGCGCAAGGTTTAGAAATGGATTTAAAGGGAACATATAGCAAAAATCAGCGTTTTAATACGCAAATAGGTCAGAGAGCAGAGGCGATTTATAGTAAGAATGCTAGAGCCAGGATAAACTACGAGTTAGCGAGTGTAAGTAAGGAAGACAGAGCTTCCATAATAGCCGAGAATGCTACGAGGGCCTATTATGATGCATTAAGTGCGAGAGCGCAGTATTTAATCAGAGAACAATATTTGAAGGCAGGACCATATGCTGCACAAGATGCTACTATAACCATGCTTATGGCAGGTGGTATGTCAGAAAATAACGCAAGAATGTTAGCACCAGGAATGATTAATATTGCCAAATCGGGTTTAGATTTGGTCAAGAAACCGATAACTTTAAGGCAGACTAAATTTCAAAAACAAAAACCACTAATAATAAGATGAGCATTTTTACCCAAGAGCAAACCAAGAAGATAGGTACAAACAAGTTTAACCTAACACATGATAAAAAGTTAACATGTGGATTCGGACAGTTAGTACCTGTACAGGTCCAGGAGTGCATACCAGGAGATACTTTTAGCTTGAAAACTAGTGTGATGGTTCGATTCGCCCCATTAATCGCACCAATTATGCACCAGGTTGATTGTATAATAGATCATTTTTTTGTTCCATATCGTTTGTTATGGGATGGATGGGAAGACTTTATTGCAGGTGATCAGAACGTATATGCAAAAAATAGTGGATGGCCACAGGAACACAGAGTTCATCCCAAGTATCAGTATACTGTTCAAGAAATGCAAGAAGGCACATTGCCCGATTTTTTCGGATGTCCAACAATGGGAACAATTCTGAACCCCGATAGTGAAGATTGTGACCTTCAGGTAAATGCATTTCCGTTTAAAGCTTACGAGTTAATATGGTATGAGTATTATAGAGATGAAGATTTGGAAATACCTGCAACAGGTTTTACCAAATTAACAGATGGCCTTCAAGGAGGAGCGATTCCGCAACAATTAAAAAGGACCGCTTATTCGAAAGACTACTTTACAAGTGCTCGGCCCTGGCCTCAAAAAGGTAGTGAAGCTATGTTACCTGTTGGCGATGGAAAAGTTGTGTTGTCTGATGATTTTAATGCCTATAAACAAAAGGTTGTGAACATTAGCGGTGCTACGCCAACTTCAGGAACGTTGAATAGTAATTCTACAGGAGAGCTTATTCGAGGTAATGCAGCTTGGATTGACCCAAATGGTACGTTGGAGGTAAATTTTAGTGAAGCTTCAATAGTGAATTTGCGTCGTGCCATTGCTTTACAAGATTTTTTAGAAACACGGGCGCGGTTTGGTTCAAGATACCAGGAACATATCTACGGACAGTATGGTGTAATGAGTAGTGATAAAAGGTTGCAGCGCCCTGAGTTAATAGGAAGTCAAAAAACCCCTGTTAAAATATCTGAAGTTTTGAACACCACAGGTCAGGTAAAGGATGAGAGCAGCACTCAAACATTAGACCCATTACCACAAGGGAATATGGCAGGCCATGGCATTGCGTATGGAACTGCAGGATTTAAAAAGTATTACGCAGAGGAATTTGGCGTGATACTATCTTTAATGCGTATTAAGCCACGAGCAGCTTATGTAAATGCGACCCCCAGGTATATGTTTAAAGATGATCCCTTTGATTATGCTTTACCTAAGTTTGCACATATAGGCGAACAGGCCGTATGGGCAGGTGAAGTTGCAATTGATGCTAATAATTGTGGAACTACAAAGGACACCTGGGGTTACCAAATGCGATATGCAGAGTATAAATCAGCGTTTAATACAGTCCATGGTCAATTTAGGACTACTATGGATTATTGGCACATGGCAAGGAAATTTAGTAATGTTAGGCCCGAATTAAATGGACCTTTTGTTCATGTTAATGAAAGCAGTAATGATTTTAACAGAGTTTTTGCGATTAATCCCGTTCAGAATAGTGCAGATCCATTGTGGTGTCAGGTTTTGAACGAAACAATTGCGAAACGTAAATTGCCGTTTTTCGGAAACCCTAAAATAGTTTAACTTAAATAATAAGTAATGCGTAAAAGATATCGTAAACAGAGAATGCCTGGTAAAAGTGGTCGGAAGTACTCAAAGAAAATGAATTATAAACGTTTTTCCCGAGGTGGGATTCGTTTGTAGTGTGTAACAAGCCAGTCAATATAAGATTGCCAATTAAAAGTTTGTCACCTGAGGATTCTCAGGTTTGGCAAACTGTGGCTTGTAGAAGTTGTCCCGATTGTTTAGCAGCCAGGCAAATTAATTGGTATGTGAGGATGGCTTATGAGTTGGCTCTTGGTACTAATAGGGCTTATTTTATTACATTAACTTATAATGATTGGGAGGTAACGAAAACTGATTCGGGTTTAACTTTAGTACCCGAAGATTTAACTAACTACCAAAAGCGTTTAAATGTTAATACTACCCGGGCAGGGTTTAAAGCCGGTCGATACTATAGCGTTGGCGAATATGGTGGTCAAACCAAAAGGCCACATTATCACTCAATCCTATTTTCTGATGTTCCTCATTCTTACTTTATGGAGGACTTGGTCTACAAAAGCTGGCAAGGTCGCGGTCACATTTCGGTATACCGAGCGAAGCCCGAGGCTTTAATGTATGTAGCAG